AAAAATTAGGTATTTCCGATAGTACATCAAAAACAAACTTACTTAGAGGAAAAGTAAAAGTTAAAGATTTCTTAGAAAATTTAAAGGAGGCATAAGCCCCCTTCAAAATTGGGTCGACATTGAATGTCAACTCTCCACCACCTTGTTTTGATAGAACAAGGAAACTAGTTTGTAACCAACGCCTCAATCTTACTCTTAACCTGTTCGGTTATTGATATTTCTTTTGTGTTTGTAACTATGATACAATCAACCAAAGTTTTTGCTGGTATGTTTACATAAAATGTATCTCCATTAAAAAAAGATAGGTTTTCTTTTAACTCAACACTTGCATGGACCATTTTCAAAAACAATCTAAATTGTGTTTGATCCATAAATGTTTCATTTAGTAACTCACCAAAGTTTTCGTGTAATATTCTTATGTTAAATCCTATTTTCATAATACAAATATAGAACAAATTTTGATATAAAACAAAAAATCCCATGAATTATTTTACTAATCTATGGGATTATTTTTTTAGTAACCAACTAATAAATTTGAAAGGGGTGGTTTTTTTGTTTTGTGTATTATAAATACATCTAAATTTTCAAAAATCCAATGTTACTTGAAGATTTTTTCAATTATTTTCTTTAATTGATCATTATTTCTGTTAATCGGTATCTCGTCTTTACCAAAATATTCACACATTGTGTGTTCGTGTCCATCTTTTGCTTTTTCAAGATCCGGTTCCAACTTACTTTTTGAGTTATGATAAAAGACAAACATAACACCTGTTTTATCTTTTAAATTGTTTTTATAGATATGTAATAATCCTGCCAGATCTAACTTACCATTTATTTTTAAATTGGTCTCTTCTTTAAATTCTCTTAACGCACCATCCTTTGGATCCTCACCTTTTTCTAGGTGTCCAGAAGGAACTGACCACTCATTTGGTAATGATTCTTTGGGTCCTCTTTTACAAAGAAGAACTTTATCTCTGTATTTTACTATTATACCACCGTATCTTTTGAATTGACTCATATTTATAAATATGGAATTAGTTATAAATAATAATTTATTTAATGTAAAGACTGTCATGACCCGAAAAGACATTGAAAGGGGTATGATGGGTAAAAAATTTAACAAACATTTTAATGGTATGTTATTTTTAATGGATGATAAAGAACATTCGTTCTGGATGAAAGATTGTATTACATCACTTGACATAATCTTTATTAAAAATAATAAGATAACCAAAATCCATAAAAATTGTAAACCATGTAGAACTGATGATTGTGAAAGATATACCGGTAAAGGTGATATGGTCTTAGAAATAAATGGTGGTGACTGTGATAAATACGATATTGTTGTTGGTGATAAACTAATTTTCCAGGATTAATTATTTTATACTAACCGTATTATCAAGTATATTGGGGTTTTCAATTAATTTGTCCGGAGTTGTTTTAACCATTAATGCCGTTCCACTTTTAGATTTAGTTGCCAACTTATTTGTATAATTATCAATCAAATTATCAAATCTTACAATAGAAGTATATGTTCCAGCTTTCAACTTTTCATAATAGTTTCCTGTGATCTTATTTAAAAAGGTTAATGAATAATCAGGAACCGATTTTGAAAGTTTTTTATCGGAATACTTAACCCATGTTTTATCATCTTCTTTAATATTCTTATCCATTTTAGCAATCGCTCCTTTGATTGCTCTTTCAAGAATTTCAATACTTTTGAATTTACACTCAATTTTAATTATGTATTCAGTATAATTTTCAGTTATAATAACATTTGAAATTCCCTCTTCTTTTGATAAATGTTCCTTGAATGTTTTAACATTCTCTTTTATTTCAGGAAGTTTCATAACCTTTTTTCCATCCAAACTATCTAAAGCAAGTATTGATGTCACACTTGTTTTACTTTGACTTAAATTGATTGTGTATTTAAAAACACCACTACCATCAAGGTTTAGTTTTATATCATCAATAATTTCAACACAAGAAGTTAAGGTAAAGATTAAAAGTAGATAAAGGTATTTCATTTTTTTTCTAATTGGTTGATGTGATGTTCCAAATACCAGGCCGCTTTTTTTAAATCTTCCAATTCTTTTTCTTTATTTTTTTTACCGGCTCTTGAGATATATTTTACCGTATTACCTAAAGCAAATCCTAGATCCCAGGCGTCAATAACTTTTATTGCTTCGTATTCATTATTTTCACCACCATAATGATTCGGGTGGTTTACCATTTCATTTTCAGAATGATGTTTCTTGTGTTTTCCCATAGTGTGTTTCAATAACTTGTTTTTGGTTCACATATGAAATCAACTTTCTTTTGAAAAGTGGTAGTAATGTCTCATTTATTGGAAAATTTCCTCTACTTATCATTTCAACCACCGGAAGTTTTGATTTACCTTCTGTGTTCCATTGACTAAATGTAGTTATTATTTTGGGTATTGTCAAATCATTTTTTTCTTCACCATAAATAAGATTAACAACTACCTTGTTTTCTGGTGATCCTTTGGCCGCTGGTTTATTCTCATATTCCCAAACAAATAATTTATTTATTTCTTTATCAAAATAATAAAAATATCCTTTTGATGATAAAACATTTTTAATGTTCTTTTTAACTTTCAAATGAATACTATCAAAAACTAATTCCCAAACCGATTTTGCAATTCCAAAATACTCAAACATTCTTGGGGCTGAATAAGTTAAAATCTTAATAAATTCTTCATATTCATCATGTGACATTTGCGGAACTTCTTTTATTTTAAGGTCCTTAACAAGTAACTCGTCATCAACTGATGTAAATCTTTTTGTTGTATATAAGAGTTTTTTATCTTTGACTAAAGTTTGTAAGTTTGCTAAATGTAATGACAACTCAATAAAACTTGGGTATAACTCCATTTTATCTAGTTTTTCACCCATTTTTTGAAAATATGATAGTAACTTGTATTCTTTGTGTTCTCTGTCAATTGGTTTTTCAAACATCCAGTCGGTGCTCATCAAAAATTCTATTTTCTTTTTTCTTGCCATTTGACATAATAATAATCATTTAATATTACCTGTAAATATTAATTAGTTCTCATTACAATATAAGATGTGTTATTGACTCTAATCTCATCATAATTTCCATCATAACTATTTAAAGCATTCCCATAATCTGCATCACCAACTAATTGTTCTTTTAATCTTTTGGTATCAATAAAATCATCAATATCATAACCTTGATGTTTTAACCACCTTAGAGGATCGTCACCAATTTCATCATCTAGATAATCTTCAATGGCCTGTTCAATTGAGGATTCATCTGGTTCACCATCTGGATTATCTTTTATTTCTTGGATTTCATATTCAATATCTGATATTCTACTGTCTTTATCATCTTGTTGATCGCTAGTATCTTCATCATCATATATTTTGTTAGGATCTACTCTCACACCATCTTTATCTAAAACCCAATTACCACCTTCATTGTAATATTGGAAATGATTATCTTTGTCATCTTGAAAATCAAAAATTCCACCATCCTCTTTTGTTTGGTATTGAATTGGAAATCTTACACCAGTATTTTCAAAGATATATTTTTCCATTTCAAGTAACCAAATTTCTTCTTTTTGACTTCTACTTAATTCTTTATCAACACCATAATCTTCTGGAGAATCTCTAATCCAGTCTTCAACAGTATCTCTAAATTGGTCTTTAACTTCTTCTTCATCAATAAAGTAAGAAAGATAATCTTTTGAAAAATATTCTGTTGGTCTTTCTACCATCTCCTCATAATAATCTTCAACTGATTGGTCCGCTTCATCTATTGTTCCGACAGCATATTCATGACCGGTTGATAAAGATTCAAAAGAAGTCATATCATAATGTGTCCCATTTGGATATAAATCATAAACATCTGCCGTATTATCCAACAAAGTTTCCATCTCCTCATTTAAATTATCTATTCTTTCTTCAATTGCCGACCACTCATCATCATAACTTTCTTCTCCAGCATCAAGATTTTTTTGTTGTTCTTCTAATTCAGTGATTTCGTTTCTTATTTCTTCAACCCTTTCTTTATCATCATCGGTTAATATTTTAAGATTACCTTCCTGTACGGCATATTCAAAAGCGGCATATGCCTTTTCTCCAACTTCATCCGTATCGTTTAAATTCCATTCATCATCTTCTCTTTTAGAATCCTGTTCTCTTTCCTTGGCCTTCTGTCTTCTTGCTCTCATCACACCATCATAAGGTGTTTGGAAATAACTACTATATCCGGTAGTTTCAACATTATCTAATGATTTGATATTTGTATAACTTATATCAATATTTCCAAGAACCTTAATTGGTCCAAGGTCTGTTAAATATTTTTGATCTCTAAAAGGTCTTAAATCAAGATTACCAACAATAACAATCTTTTTTCCTTTAAACCTGGATAATCTAGGAATTGCTTGTGCCTTATAATAAACGGCTTTTAAAAGATCATAATATTGTTGTGGAGTAATTCTTACTTCCTCCAGTTCTTCTTCCTTTATTAATCTTTTAATTCTTTTAATTAAAAATGACTCTGTTATTTTTGGTAACTTTTTCATATAATAATAAATACCCAAAACTTGACAAATATGAATGGTGTGTGATATTTATTGTTATGAATTGTGGAATATATAAAATTGTCAACAAAAAAAATAATAAAGTCTATGTTGGTAGTTCTGTGAATTTAAAAAGTCGTGAATATAAACATTTTTGGATGTTAAATAAAGGTATTCACGATAACCACCATTTACAACAATCATATTCAAAATATGGTAAAGATTTATTTATGTTTGAGGTTATTGAGTATTGTGAGCCGGGTGAACTTGTCTTGAGAGAGAATTACCATATTTCACATTATAAAGCTAATCTAATGGATTATGGTTATAATTTAGCGACAGTAAATGAATTTAGAAGAAATACATACAATGATGTGGTTAAAAAAAACTTATCAATTTATAATATAAATAAAAATAATAATTTTAAAACATTTTCATTAGAAAACATTGAAAATAAATGTGTTTATATTTTTGATAATCTGGTTGACGCCGCAAACTATTTTATATTAAATGGTTTTTCAAAGGGGTCTAATAGGAATGTAAGACAAAAAATTTCTAACGCATTAAGAGGTAAAAAAGTTAATAATGGTGGTGAAGGTTCAATAAGAAAAACTATTTATAAACACAATTTTCAAATAATAAACTAATAAAAACAAATGTTATGGCGTGTGGATGCAAAAACAAAGGGAATCAACAACCAGCTCAGGCTGCTAGACCAGTTCAGGAACAAAAAAACACTGTTCCTAATCAAACTGTTCAAGATTCGGTTAAAAAAATAGTTGAGAAATACTATAATAAAAAATAATTTCCTTTAAACAAAGAAAACTAAAGGTGGATAATTTTCCACCTTTTTTTGTATTTATAAGATATGGCAAGTTTAGATAGATTTATTGAGTGGTTTCATTCCGGCTATGATGAAGATTTTGAAAAGGTTTTAAAAGTATTTAAAAGAACCAGAAATTTTTTAAAATTGGTTGCTAGTCGTGAAATGCAAGATAAGATTGATATTGGTTATATTCCAAATAGAGAATTTTGGAATGATCCGGAACTTTTTAATTACCTAGGTGAAAATGGGTTTTTAGATAATGTAAGTTATACAATTATTGATGAAGAACAAAAAAATCACTACCTAGTTTGGTTGATTGAAAAAGATGTGAATCAAGGTTTGAAATTTATATGTGATAATATATTAAGTGATGTTGAAATAAGGTCCGATGGTTACTGGTTAAAACTTGCTGGAAGAGAAGAACTTGCGGAATTTTTTAGAAGTTACAGTAGAGAAACAAGTCCGGAAGATGTTGCAAAACAAGTTTTTAGTGAAGAAGGTTTAGATTATGGAAGATTTTGGGACACGACTGACGATGTTTATTCAGATGTTATTGAAACTCTTGATGATTCAAACATAGAAATTCTTAAAAAATACATAATTAGACATATTGGAAATCAGGATTTAAACATTGAAAATTATAGTGCTGATTTTTTTAATGAGCTTATGGAGTCTCAAGGTAGAGTAGATTTTTTTCAAATAACAGATAATGATGTAAAAAGTTTAATAGATGATTCGGAAGCAATGAATGAATTACTTGATGGTGATTTATCTGAGCTGAAGGGTGAGTTAGATACAATTCATAGTAACGCTTATAATAATGCTTACGAATCCGAAGTATATGATCTTGTAATGGAAGGTCTTGGTGAATATTTTTCATCCGGAATTGATGAGGTTCAAAAACAAGTTGGTGAAAAAACAAGATATATTCCATACATTAAAATAAGTGATTTTTATGGTAATGTTATGACTTTTTTAAATGATTATAAAGGTTATACCGATACGTTAGATTATTTAGGTAGTTATACTGAAATGATGAAACAATTATTTAATGATGGTACATATGAACCTATTGATTTTAGAATACCTGAATATGCTGACTGGAGTATAATTGATAAATACATAAATGAAATTTTACCGGATTACATATAATGAATTTAGATAATTTAATAACTGGTTTAAACCAAAGAGACCACAAAGCCATTGATAAGATTAGAGGTATGTTTGGTTCTTTAACTAAGTTTGTTAAATATTATGTCAAAAAAAGAAAAAAATTACACAAAATAGATATTAACAGTTATTGGGTAGAATGTGATCGTGATGAAGAACAGTATTTCAATACACTTTGTTTAGATATATTAAATGAAGCCGGTCCAAGTTATTTTATTCAATATTTATCAGATGTTGTTTACGAAAATGATACATATTATGTTAAACCTTGGCAGTTAAAAGATTTATCTTCTTTATTTTTAAGAGAAGAAAGTAGAATTGTTGACCGTGTTTTTGACAGTGATAATTATGATTATTTTGACATTGAACCTAGATACATTAATTATTACTACGATATTGTAAACATCCTTAATGATAGAAATAAAAAATACTTAAAACAAAGAATTTTAGAATTTGCAGATGGTCACACTTTTAGTGAAGATGATTTTGAGAACCCACCTTATGATTACTTTAACGAGAATGGTAAATTTATTATTTCAGATAACATTGATGAAATTTTAAAATCAAGTGATTTGTTTAATGAGATTGTAGAAATAAGTCCGATATATGATATAAAACTTGAAATGGAGAACTTGTATAATTACGCATACAACGAAGCTTGGGGTGATATTATGTTTAAAAGGATTTTTGATTCAATGTCAGATCTTTTTTATCCTGAATTTACTTGGGAAAATGACAAGCCAAAAATTAGAATTGTTGATTTTCCTGGATTTTTAAGAACATTTTTTAATTGTGCCGATGATTATGAAATAATTGACCAATATGACTTTATATCGTTTCTTTACCACCTTATGAGTTCAGGTTGTATTGAAAATCCGGATTTCAAAACACTAGATTATCCACCAACAGATAAAGTTGATGAGTATATCAACGATTTATTTATTGATTATCTCTCCTAACTATTTAACTATTTAATTAAAACCTATATCCATTATAAAAAAATGGAATATGAGAAAAATTAATAAAAATTCAAGAAGAGGTATTGTAAATTTACTTGCCGATTTTATTCTAACAAGAATAGACAAAAAAGAAAACTCAATTATCCAGGTTACAGACTGTGAAGCTTTTATGGTTATTCATGGTCAAACAACATCAAAAGATGTTCTGGATCTGGACAAGATTAAAGCTGACTTCTTTGAGTGGTTCAAAGACATACTAGATGAGGTTGGAATTGAAAACATAAATACTATTGATATTATCAGATACGATCAAGAAGTTAATAGTATTGAAAAGGGTTGGGTTAATGTAAATAAGGAGGTCTTTGTTGAGGAACCAGAACCGATCCATGAGTTAAACGTATCTTCAGAATTTCCTTATGGGTATAGTTTAAATTGTGGTCGCTTAATGACATATTACTCACACTATGTTTTTAACCATATGTATAGTTTAATGGGTGTTGATAATGTAAATTTTTATTTTACAAAAGAAGAAGATGAAAATGAAGATCTAAAAATAAAGATTGTTTCTGATTCCAAATATAATAAAGACATTATTAATTCTTTGGTTTTAGATGTATTTTCCTTTGATCTGGAAGACTTTAAAGATTATGTTAATGATTATGACCTATTACAAGATATTCTCTTTCCTGGTAAAAATAAACCCTACACAAAACAAGATAAGTTAGAACACGTAATTGTATTCTAAAAAAAGAAACCCCAATTTAAAGTTGGGGTTTTTTATTATCTTTCAAAAAATTCTCTTATTATTTCAGCTCCTTCATCAATATCATTAAAATCTCTGTCTGGTGCAAACAACTCTGTTAGTGGTTGTTCTGAATCTGGATTTTCAATTAACATAAATGCTGGAACATAATCGTTTCCAGTAATATCAACAAACATATTATACTCATCTTCATGTTCGTGAATATCTCTATCAACATATTCAATACCTTCTTTGTCTAAATTTTCTTTTAACATCTGACAAAAAGGACAACTTTTCATCGTAAAAACTACTACTACCTTATCCATTGATTAATTCTGTTACTAAATCGTTTATTTGATTTTCATTTAAAACACCAACTTTTGTATCAATAACCTCACCGGTATTAAACATTTTTATTGTTGGTATACTTCTAATACCTAATGATGCTGCAACACCTTGGTTTTGGTCAACATTCATTGTATACATTTGAACATCAGAAGAATTATTTGTGGCCACCTTTTCAAAAATTGGTTTCATCATACGACATGGTCCGCACCATTCAGCCCAGAACTCAACAATGATCTTATCACCATTATTAATTTTTTGTTGTAAATCAACGCTACTAATTTCCATTTTGTTTTAATTTAGTTAATTGTTTAATAAAAAGAGTAACCTCACTAAGTTTACTAATTTCATATATTATTTTTAATTTATATAATTGACTATCATTCCAAGATAGATAAAGATAAATATCTGACCTGTTTTTGAAAATCCCTTCAAAGTGAAACATTTTTTTATCTATCTGGAGCCAAGCGCTTTCTAAATATTCAGTTGTAAAATTGTCTCTACTAATTAAATCCTCTGGAACTAAATTTGGTGTTTCAATCAAAACTGAACTATATAGCAAACCGGTATTTTTATTTAATGTCTCAATAAAGAAATCTTCTTTTTTAAAAAATTTTTTTTCCATATTGTAACAATAAAAAAAAGTGGTGAAAAGTCACCACTTAATTTTAAATCATTTCTTCGGCAAGAGACCAAAGTTTTGTGTTTATTGTGTTTTGAGCGATTATATTATCAATCTTTCTCATTTTTGTAACTTTACCTCTTTGGTTTGATACTTGAACCCCACCACGTACCATCTTCTCCTGTACAACATTAAATACCTTCCAAAGATCATCACCTTCATCTTCTTTTCTATTTGGTGTTAGTAAACCTAATATCTCCAAATCATTTAATGTTTTTTCAGCACTGAATCTGATTTTTGCTGACTCACGAACAAAGTCAATTTTTTCATCCGTTGAGAGTTCTCTTGACATCATTCTACCTACTGATTGTTCAATCATCGGTAATTTCTTTGAGAATGAATCCGCCAATTGTTTAACGTCGTCAAGTTGGAATGTGTTGTGTCTCATTGTGAATTTTTCAGCAACTGCTGTTGGGACTGTTAAACCATTAGAACAAACCAATCTGAAAAGACCGGCACCGAGTGAAAAAGCTGAAGTTCCATTATGTGAGTTTCTAACGATTGCTTCAACTAAAGTGTCACCAACTTTAGGTAATTCACCGTTACGGAATCTGATCTCGTGTAAAGAATGGATTCCTTTACCTGTTTGTTTTACAGATGCAACTTCCCAACCTTCACGGTCAAAAAATTCAATAACCTGATCTGTTGGGACAAAGGTGTATTTATCAGTCATCTTAGCAGATGGTGATGTTGCAAATACTGAAGGGGCTTGGGTTTTAATAAGTTCTGGTGTGTATAGCATATATTTAAATTTTGATTACATTACAAATGTAGTCATTTTTTTTAAATCACAAAACTTTTTTAAAAAATTAATTTAAAATTATATCACCAAAGCTAGTCTTTTGGACTATTTTGTTAAGTTTTTTCTTTTCTTTTGGTTCAATAACAACAAACTTTAATTCAATAACAGTCTCAACAATTTGTTCCTTTGATAAGACAATATCTTTACCCTCTTTAAAATTATTCTCACACTTCTCTCTTAATTTTTGGTAAAACTCATTCTTTTGGAGGTCACCAATTAAAGTTATCAAATCATTTGGGTTTTTCTCAAAAAACTCAATTAATTGTGTCATATAAATTTCTACGTCTACACTCATATTCTTAAGATGACATTTTACAATGTTGTTTCATTTCAGGTGGATAAGCAATCTCATAAATATCTTCTTCTTCGCTTGTTACATATCTTGCCATTCCGGAAGGTAATGAGTTTTCTGGAACTCCAGATCCTTCAAAACTTAAAAACTCAAGACAGCGACAATTTTCAATACTTTGAGGCACTTTAGTTAATTTAGGACAATTTGTAATATTAACAAATGAAAGTTGTTCTAGTTCACCAATATTTTCCGGTAGTTTATCAACAATCTTTTCAAGAACCAAAATTTCAAGGTCTTTAAATCTTGTAAAACTATCTGGAAGATTAATAATGATGTCGTCTTTAGATTTATTTTCCATTTGGAAGAATGTCATATCTTCAGGTAATAGTTCAAACAATCTTTCAATACCAAACATTCTGGCAAACTTAGAGTTTGCATCATTAGGATATTCAAGTTTTACTTGTCCTGGATCAAACCCACCTTCTAGTTCTTCTTCATATTTAACTCTTAACTGTCTCAAGTAAGGTCTCATTTCTTTACTTAAAACAACTTCCATATCATTTTCTGAAAGTTCTTTAAGTGATTTAACAAGTAGTTTTTCTTTCTTCTTGGAGACATAATAAGACATTGCACTTGGTGTTAAAACCCTCACCATTCCAGCACTTAACTCATTTCCTAAACCAATATATTTTTTCTGTAACTCTTCAGGTAAGTTTCCAAATATTTCATCACCTTGATTCATATTTTTAAAATCAGGACTTCTTAATTCCATCCATAATTCAACTTCTTGAGGACCACCCAATTCAGTTAGAGGATCTGTAGTTTGAAGTTGATATGATTTAAATCTTTGCATTTTTGCTTGATCCTCATCAGTAAATGGTTTTCCAACTAAATATTGTTTTTTACCATCTAAAACTGGAACTTTTTTAGTAATTTCACCCCAAGGAATTACTGTACCACCAGCAAATCTTCCAGAGTTAGAACCATCAGCTAATCTCATTTCACCATATCTATCAACAAGAATTACTGAAGCGTAATTCAAATCTGATGTTGGTAGATTTTTATTAATAATATAATACAATGTTAAATTTTGGTTCAATCTATAATTGTAATAGTAGTTTCCTGAACCCTCCCATGATGTACACCATCTTCTATCTGGTGCAAATTTCTTTCTAATGTTAATACACTTGTGTTTTTGATCTGGAGCAAAGATTAATACATCATCGTCTTCATATGCAATATCAACATCACTTGTATCAATTTGAGGTAATGAATATTCATCTTCTGCCATTTTTGTATAACCATCAACAACATGTTCAAACTCCTCAAAATTCATAAAAGCAACTAATTTAGTTCTTAATGGAATTGCGTCGTATTGTGCAACATATCTTTGTGCTCTAGGTAATATAACAGTTAGTGGATCTTCATCCGGAACTTCTTTGTGGTATTTTTCTGTGATTGCAACAACAAGTTCGTTATTACCATTCCTATCAAATCTACTAAAATATTGACCAACTAACTCATTAAGTTCAGTTGGGTTGAATGATGTAACATCTTTACTAAAAGCTTTTGCTTTCTTAACAAGAGTTTTAACCTCAAAAAACTTTTTGATGTTAACTTTTGTTAGTTGTAAATCTACTTGAAACTTACCTCTCCAGTTAGCAATATAATCTTGAACTAATTCGTCAAGATCTTTTTTACTTTTTTGTTTTGTTGCTTTATCAGCAATTAACTCTTTTATTTTTTCATAGTTATGTCT